GGCGTGGATTGATTCTGGATGGCAATTTATCGATGCCTCAAAAGATACTTACAAGGACGTATATAAAGGTCCTGTTTGTATCTCAGAGTGTCGAATTGAAGGCTTATGCAGTTTCCCGGACTACATCAATTCTAGCAATGCTAGTCTTGACATGTTCGGTGCGACTGCTATAGCCAACTGTGCACCTACGAAACCGACCGCGAACTTGCTAGCATCGCTAGCAGAAGCCTACCATGACGGTTTACCAAAACTGTTAGGTAAGGCCACCTGGCAAGCGAGGACTCAACGTGCAATCGATGTCCGCCGTAAGGCGGGCACGGGTGCCGATGAATTCCTCAATTACCAGTTTGGCTGGCTTCCCCTTGTGAGCGACGTCCGAGATTTTGTCAAGGGCGTCGCTTTCATGGATATGTTGTTGCAACAGTATATCCGTGACAACGGCAAGGTAGTTCGTCGTCAGTTTGCTTTCACACCAGAAGTTTCTGTTAGTGAGACGGTTATCAGCTCGAATACGGTTCCTTATACAGGAACTAATCCGGGTCTGGTGCCTAACTTTCAGAAACAACCACGTGGGAAAGTTCTACGCCGTCGTGAGACGGTGGTTGAACGTTGGTTTTCAGGGGCATTCGTCTATCATCTTCCGAAGACGTTCTTTTCGGAGTTGTATAGTCCGTTTGCCGACAAGTTCCAAGTGTACCGAAAGGTATTTGGACTTGAACTGACACCTGACGTTCTTTGGGAACTTACCCCGTGGAGTTGGGCTGCTGATTGGTTTTCCAATGCCGGCGATGTAATACACAACGTCGGCGCTTGGGCCAATGGCGGTCTGGTTATGAAGTATGGGTATATCATGGAGCATACATATGTCCGTGACACCTATACTTTCGTTGGTCCCACCAATCTTAATGGTGGTGAATACCAACGACCCCCCGACACAGTATTGGTTAGTGAAACCAAGATGCGTCGGAGGGCTAACCCCTTTGGGTTCGGACTCACTATGGGGGGCTTATCTACCCTCCAAAAGTCCATTCTTACGGCAGTCGGTTTAACCCGGCTGAAGTGAGAGATAGACATAATGCGTCAAACGCCAATGGGGCTCAAGACCTGAGCCCTAGGAGGTATGCCTATGGCACTAACCGATCCAC